AAGGCAAATATAGGCAATGTGTCTGTTAAGATTTTTGAAGGTATAGTAACTGTTTATCCTGGAGTAACACAATAATGGCAAACGTAACATCTAGAGAACAATTAAAAGAATATTGCCTAAGAAGATTAGGTTCTCCTGTTATTGAAATCAATGTCGACGATGACCAAATTGAAGATCGTTTAGATGATGCATTTCAATTCTACAGAGAATATCACTATGACGCCGTAGAAAAAGTTTACCTAAAGCATGTGGTCACACAAGAAAATTTAGCCAATTTGTATATTCCTATACCTGACGCAGTTGTAGGTGTTGAACGAGTATTGCCTTTTAGCAACAAATCAACAGGGATAAATATATTTGACATTAGATATCAAATTTTAATTAATGACCTTTATTCCCTAATGTCAACTGATTTGATTTACTATACTCAAGTTAGACAACAATTGGAATTAATTAACCAAACGTTGGTAGGTGTAAAACCTGTACGTTTTAATCGACATATGAATCGTCTATACATAGATATGGACTGGGCAGCGGATGTAGATGTGGGAAGTAATATTGTGGTTGAAGCATGGAGAATATTAGATCCAGATACATACACAGATGTATATAACGACATGTTCTTGAAAAGATATGCGACTGCTTTAATAAAGCGTCAATGGGGAACAAATATGAAAAAATTTGATGGAGTACAACTTCCTGGAGGAGTTGTTTTAAATGGTGGTAAAATATATGATGAAGCCGAAGATGAATTACTAAAAATTGAAACTGAAATACAATCCAGATTTGAATTACCGGTTGACTTTTTTACAGGCTGATACTTAATATCACCTAACCTCATAGCATATACTAACACCGAAGTCAATAGAAGTCTATAGAATTATGGCAACAGTTAACCATTATTTTCAATCCGGCATTCCGATAGGCAGAGCCTCGGAACAGAATCTCTACGAAGATCTCATAATCGAATGCCTACAAATTTATGGTTTCGAATTGTATTATATCCCACGAACATCCTTTAATGAAGATCGTATTTTGGTTGAGGATCCGTTAAACCACTATGAGAATGCGTATCCAATTGAGATGTATTTGGAAAACACAAATGGGTTTGAAGGCGAAGGCGATTTATTAACACGTTTTGGTGTAGAACTTAGAGACACTGCATCCTTTGTGGTATCAAGACGTCGATGGGATAAAGAAGTTGGAAGTAAGGGTCAAACTGTTTTGGCCGCTAGACCAGCTGAGGGCGACGTATTATATTTCCCATTAACAAAGTCATATTTTGAAATACGCAAGGTAGAAGGAGATACTCCATTCTATCAGGTTGGTAAACTTTATGTCTTTAGAATGCAGTGCGAATTAATGCAATTCTCAAGCGAAGCATTCAATACAGGTGTTGATGAGATTGATACCTACACAGATTCAATAGATCAAAATCTTAACAACTTTGAATTCTTAATGGAGGATGGCGATAGTATGTTGTTAGAATATACCACATCAACTCCTATGCTATTAGAAAGCTTTAGCGTAACAGCAGTTGATGCCGGCTCAAGAAACGAAGACTTTGATACTAATATAGAAGAAATCTTAGATTTCACAGAGAAAAATCCTTTTGGTGAGGTATTTAAATAATGTTAGATCAAAGATTTTATTGGGGCACAACTAGAAAAGCAATTGTTGCGTTTGGCAATATGTTCAATGGTATTACTATTGATCGTAAAGATTCAACCGGCACAAGTGTGGAATCTTTACGAATTCCCTTATCGTATGTACCTAAACAGAAATTTTTAGCCAGAATACAACAACAACCTAGTTTAGATGATAGAACTGTTCAAGTTGTGTTGCCTAGAATGTCATTTGAAATGACTGGGCTTACTTATGATTCTGCAAGAAAAATTAGCCCTCTTCAACAAAATCGTAGTATCAATTCTACTAGCACTTCATTGGATGCACAATATGCGCCAACCCCATATAACATACAAGTATCTCTATATGTATATGCCAAGAATCAAGATGATGGTCTACAAATAATAGAACAAATAATTCCATATTTTAATCCTGATTACAATTTAACAATGAAAACAATTCCTGAAATGGGAATTAAAAATGATTTACCTATTTTATTAGAAGGCATCACATTTGAAGATACGTACGAAGGTAGTTTTGCAGATAGACGATCCATTATATGGACATTGAGTTTTATGATGAAACTTAATTACTACGGTCCTGTTAATAAACAAGGTATAATTAAAAAAGTTGTTACTAATACGTATAGTAACGAAACATTAACAAATAAGCAATCTACTGTTATTGTTGAGCCAGATCCTAGAACGGCAAAACCTACTGATAATTTTGGATACATTAATACCTTTGAAGATTTTTAAATGAAAAATATACCAGAACTTGATAAGCTTTTTGATATTGAACCCGTTGTTTCTGAAAACAATGTTCCTGCCATCATGCCTGAAACTAGCAAAAATATAGATCAAGAAGATGATTATCAATTAGCAAGATCTACTCTTCGCAATTTAATATATAAAAGTGAAAATACTTTGGATGATATGATTGAGTTGGCTAAAAATTCTGAGCACCCTCGAACATATGAGGTTGCGGGTCAGTTGATTAAAACAGTATCAGATGTTGCTAAAGATTTAATTGAACTGCAGAAAAAGGTTAAAGATCTAAAAGATAATGACCCAGTATCTGCAAAGAATGTAACAAACAACAATGTGGTGTTTGCTGGATCAACTGCTGATTTATTTAAGATGTTGAAAAACAAAGACGACGGTAAAACAATTGAGCAATAAACAAATATCATATAACGGCAATCCCAATCTTAAACCAATTGGTATTGTTGAATCCTACAGCGCAGAACAAGTCAAAGAACTAATGCGTTGTATGCAGGATCCTATCTATTTTATTGAGAACTATTGTCAGATTGTTTCTTTGGATTATGGTCTTGTGCCATTTAAGCTATACGATTGCCAAAAAGAAAAAGTACATACTATATTAAATAATCGTAAAGTTATTTTGATGGAAGGCCGCCAACAGGGCAAGACCATTACAGCTGCAGCATGTATTCTTTGGTACACACTATTTCAAGAAAACAAAACAGTTGCTATTCTGGCAAATAAATCGTCAGCTGCGCGCGAGGTGCTTTCTCGATACGAACTAATGTATGAAATGCTTCCCATGTGGATGCAACAAGGTGTAAAAACATTTAACAAGGGTGACATTGAACTTGAGAATGGATCTAAAGTATTTACATCAGCCACAAGCTCATCTGGTATTCGAGGTAAATCCGTAAACTGGTTGTACATTGACGAAGCAGCAATTATTCCAAATAATGTTGCAGAACAATTTTTCACTTCTGTTTATCCAACAATTTCTGCAGGACAAACCACAAAGATTCTGCTTACATCTACACCGTTGGGATATAATCACTTTTGGAAATTTTGGAATGAGGCAGAACAGGGGTTGAATGGGTTTGTGCCAATGTTTATTCCATATAGCAAAATTCCTGGAAGAGATGCAAAATGGGCAGCAGAACAAAAATCAATGTTGGGCGAACTAAAGTTCAACCAAGAAGTTTTATGTAGATTCCTTGGATCATCTAATACCTTAATTAATCCTGATACTATTGCTCAAATGTCTACTCGTCAATTCGTTTATACAAAAGATGGATTGGATATTTTAGAAGAACCAATTCGGGCAACCAAAAAAGACGACGGAACATACGAGGGACAAGATCATATCTATATGCTTGTAGCAGATACCTCGCGCGGAGTAGGGGGAGATTACTCAGCATTTGCGGTTATTGATATTACTGCATATCCATACAAAGTGGTAGCAAAATACAGAAGCAACAGAATCAGCCCGTTGATGTTTCCCAATATAATATATAAAGTAGCAAAAGATTTTAATAAAGCTTACTGTTTGGTCGAGATTAACGATAACGGGCAACAAGTTGCAGATTCATTGTATATGGATTTGGAATATGAGAACGTATTCTTTG